CCATGTGTTATCTCAGTTTTCGCCAGAAACCGTCTGGACTGCGGGTAAGTTTCCTTACAGAATCTTCCACTTTTTTTCCTGAATCTTGGTCTCTGCGGCTATGCCTTGCAAGTGTCCAAGAAACAGATCAAGTGTCTTAATGTGGCTGTAAGCGGCTTCACGCTGCTCTGCCTCATCTCGATTTGTGTTGATTATTACACTAATCTGCTGATTTTTCAAATCATTCATGACTTCTACGAAATAGTCATCTACCAGAAGGTTGCTGGCCCATTGTGCTTTTTGCTTCTTATCCATATTGGCTTTGTATCCCAGAGATGATGCTGTTCAGTGATGCTGGTGCGTTGTCCAGTTGCCCAATGCTCTGATTCATGTCAAAGGGCTGCATAGTGTTTTGACCAAGATTGCTAATAATGTCGTTGATAGACATTGGCACATCATTGATGCTACCGACAATCTCATTCATGCCGAATTGTTGCTGCGGCTGCTGAAGATTCAAAGTGTTTATCAGTGAAGACAAGTTCATTGGCTGCTGTGCCAATGGGGGATTTGCAAACTGCGTACCCGCCAGCATCTCAGGATTGCCAAAGTCTATTGGCGCTGAAGGCGTAAATGTCTGGTTGTATTCCGGCGACTTCCAATCAGATGGAATAGGAACAATCGGATAGTTGTAGTTGCCTTGATCGTCCTTGGTTGCCAAGTCGTAAGCGTTCTTTGATAGCAATGCTGTTATAGCGTAAGGCGCAACAGTCTTTCCAAGATTAAGAGCAGCAAGTGTCCCATCTATGTTTAGCGGAGAAACGCTTTGATCATTAAAACTTGGAGGCGATGGCGTGCTGGATGGAGGCAAACCAAAGTCACTCATATCTGGTGGAGCATCACTGTACTCACCATATCCACTAGGGAAGCTGCTCAGATAATCACCCGCAGCCGCAAGCCTTGCTTGATTGATTCCAGACCCAACGCCTGAAATCAAAGCGCCCTCTGCAAAGTCGCCTCCCAACAACTCAGATGTTGTACCGCCAGTTAACGCATTGGCTGCAATGTTTGCGGCAGATCCACCACCTAAAGTTTCAGCAACACCAGACGTAACACCAGAGGCCAACTGCCCTATCCCTGCCGATGCTCCAGAAATCACACCAGACTTTAATGCGTCCTCTATTGAATCACCAGAGGCTAAACTTGCACCAGTGCTAAGAGCAGCAGCACCAACAACAGTAGCCGCCGCACCAGTAGCGCCAAGAGCCGCGCCAATTGCAGGGATAAGTGGTGGATAAGCAATCGCAGCAATCACTGCAACTGGTTTTGCAACTTTCTTTAGGAATCTGCTAAATTTTGATCCCATATCAAGCCTCTATTTCACCAGAAGCAATCATTTGCCTTGACATCTCTCCAAGCGTAGCCATTACGCCAATAAGTTGGTAATCTATTTTTTTAGATAGATCTTCTTCATCGGCTAATTCGCTATCAATGATTGCTTGTAAAAACTTTGGATAGAGTGTTTGATCTTGCAAAACGTCTTCAGCCATCTTTCCAAGACGCATTAGCGTTTTAGAGGTTATGCCTTCTTCAAGCATGGCCTCTCTGACCATTTGCTTGGTTTCTTCAACTTGGTCATTCATCCTGGGATCTCCACGTTGGAAGTGATGCCTGCACCAATCTTCATGGCTTTAAGCTGTGCCTCGGCTTGGAACTCTTGCTCCTTCATGGCAAAGTGCATATTCATCTTCTCACGCTCAATCTGAAGTTTTGAGGCTTCTTTCTCGCGCATCAGTTGAATCTCAGCAGCGGCTTTGTCTCGCTGGAGTTGCAATTCAAGTGCAGCCTTCTGGCGTTCAAACTCAAGATCCGCTTGCATCTTGGCTTGTTGCATTTGCATATCAGCTTGGAACTTAGCCTGTTGGCCTTGGATCTCAGCCTGTGTCTTAGCCATGTACGCCTGAACCTCTGGAGACATTTGCGGCTCTTGTGGAGGTGGGTTAGACAATTGCTGGTCTTGCTCTGGGCTAATCGGCTTAAAGAACTCAGCAGAGTCTTTGAAACCAGCAGCCTCAACCATACGGCCAAGAGAAGCACGATATTGACCGAACGAAACAAACGGGTTAGCAGGGCCAAACTGAGCCAGCATTTGCTCTTGCTTTGCCAGCACCATTTGCAGCATTGCCATTTGCTGATCACGATTACCGTTACCCAGACCGACATTCACTGTCAGGTCATACTTGTTGGCCCAAGTGCGAGGGTCAATAGCCACGTAAGTGCCACGCAAACGAATGATTCGCTCTTTCTGCTGGTACTTAGTGACCAAGTGCAAGATGCCATAGAACAGATCACGAACACCAGTATCGGCAAAGATACGGGCAATCATCTCAATCTTTCCGGCTCCGGCTTGCTGCATGGATGCCACGGCTGCGGCTGTCACGTTCTGCAAGATAGAGGCATCAAGACCTTGGCTTGCATCAGTCACGCCTGTACGCTTGGACTGAACTCGATCCAAGTACTCCAGCATTGGGAACGATTGTTGAGCCACGTTCTGAACAACCAATTGCTGAACAGCGCCTTGTGTCTTAGCCCGAATAACGCCACCAGCGGTAGAGGTAAGCAGGTCATCAAAGTTAACTTGCCCCTCAACAGCCACCACACGGGCGTTGTTGGTCAGATACAAGTTATCCAGCATCTGACGGGTAACAGTGGTTTTGATCAGTTGCAGATCAATTGTGCGGTCTGCCAGTGAGTTACCAAAGAACTTGTGCGGAATTGGAATCGGGCAAACAGAGTAGAAGGGAACATAGTCAGCTTCTTCGTTGCTCAGAATCTCATTGCTTGCATAGAAGACTTGGCGCAACTCGGCAATACCGTCTTCGTCCTCATCAACACGCACATAGCACTCAAAGACCTCAATCTCTTGCATTGCAAAGTCTTCTGCCTGTGTGTCATAAGGTTGCTCACCAGGACTGAATCGAGCCACTCGCTCTGGTGTGTAGGCAAGTGCGTCACCAGTAGCCAATCCCTTAACCACTTCCTCATCAAAACCCATAGCAATCAAGTCGCTGCGGGTAATCATCCGGCGGTGTGCAATGAAAGGCGATGTTTCAATCTTGATGCCACGCTTGGAGATCAGGAACTCCTCTGGTGGGACGTTCTCAACAACAACCTTGCCCGACTTGGTGCGCTTGCTCACCTTAATGTCATGGACGCCATACATGGCTTGTGTACCGTCTTCATTGAAGGCAGGCATACCCATAGGGTCAAGGATAGGGAACTCTTGGGTATCTTGCTCAACAATCTCAAGGTCTTTGTCTTGCAGCATCAAGGCTAGTTCGTCATCAGACAAGCCCTGATAGCTCTCTTTGGTAACGTCTTCCTTGTCTTCCCAATACGCTTTAACAATGCCGTTCTTTTGCAGCAAGGCATCCTTAAACCAATCGTGCATGATGATCACGCCGGGATTGTCATTCAGGAAGATGTAGTTGAGGTAGTCTGTGACCTGTTTAGCGCCAGCCTCATCACCGGGGCCAGTTGGGTTTGCCAATACAACTTGATCGCTGCTGGCAAAGATACGCATCAGTGGAGGCATTGCACCATCAATGGCTTCTGCTACCTCACCAGTGACAATAGAAGACTTACCTTCGACCTCGTTGCCGTAAGGTTGGCGCAAGTAGGCTTGCAGGGCTTGCTTGCGTTGCTCAACAGTCTCACTCTCAATGAAACCGATTGAGTTGTCGATTTCAGCCTGGAGAATCGCTTTTAAGTTCTGACTCATCTTTTGCCTTTGGAGGTCGCCCGACCTTTGGGCGTTCGGTCAATTGTAATGCCTTTACCACATTTTCAAGCATTTCAATGCGCTTTTCAAGTTCGTCAACCCGTTTAGCGTTAGATATATCGCCTTGTCTCATCATGAACATTTAGACCACCCATTTCGGTATTACGTTGATAGATTTGCCCCATGAACCAGTGTTTTCGTCTAGTCCAACGGCTACATAGCGCCAAGCATCAGCAGCGTGTGAGTGCTGGTCATGCAGTGGTTTGTTACTGAACATCTTGGTGTTTGGGTCAACGTCATAGCGGTAATGGCGCAGGTTTTGCAGTCCATCAGCGCATCGAGTCTCGTCAATAAAGCACCTGTCCATCAGTGTTCTAGCTGCGTTAATCCCGTCTGCAACAGACAGTTTTGGCGTGATTCTGATAGGTTTACCCATGCCTTGAAGAATATCCTTGACTGATTTACCAGTCATATTCTTGTGTTCAGCATCATGAGGCAACCACCAGTCTTTGTAGATATACCCCTTGTCTTGAAGAACTTGGGCGTAGTGGTCGATGGTCTTTTGGCAATTTTGGTAGAAGTCAATCACTCTGATCTCGCCACCGGGAAGTGCTTGGACAAACCATATAGAGGTCATGTCGCTCCACCCTAAATCCCAGAAGGTCTGAACAGGGATGGACTTGTCAATGATTAACTCACGGATGCGGCCTTCTTCTTGGGCCTTACGCAGTTCATTGGCGTACACAGCGCCATCCAGCATTTGCCTTGTGTGACCCTCCCAGACGTTCAGGTAAGAATCCACGTTCCTAGCCTTTAGGTCTTCCAATTCATCCTTCAGCACTTGAGGAAACCAAGGATTGTCAGACCAGTTCATCTTGACAATCTTGGACGATGCTGGAGGGTTGACCACGAACCGCTTGTAAGTTTCGTCAGTGTCCAAGTCAGGGTTAAACGTCACCCATATCTCGGAGTCAGGCTTACGAATCGTAGGAATCAGCGTTTCCCATGAAACTTTAGAAACGGCTTGGCCTTCTTCTATCCAGCAAATGTCCACACCCTCAAACGACTTGATTGAGGTGACATTGTGCTTTAGACCAGCAAAACTGAACTCTGACCCATTGCGGCCATAGATAGCTGTGCGCTGTACGTCAAAGAAGGACTCAAGCCCCATAGCCTTGATTTGATCACCCAATAGAGCAATCACAGAATCAGAGATACTGTTTTGCAACTCACGGGCGCAAAGAATCCTGGTTGGCTTTTGGACAGCAATGGCAATCAAAGCCCGAGCAACAGACCAAGACTTAGCTGACCCTCGGCCACCATAAAGAATCTTGTATCTGTTTGGCTCAAACAAGAATCCCAGTTTTTCAGGGAAATCCAGTTCAAGATTCATTCGGCTTGACCAGCTTGATTTGAATGGCAGAGATCTCTACAGGGCCACCGTCTTGACCAGTGACCTCAGTTCTTGCTAGCTTGGGGATGTGGTACTCGATAGCCCTGAGATACAAATCAGCGGCTTTGGCGGGATCTGGCTTAACGCCTCCAGAACCCTCTGCAACGCGATCAAGCCAATCTTGGAGCTTATGTGCGTTACCCTCTGCAAAAGCGGCTATAGCGGCCCTTACGTCAGCCGTAGCCCTATTCGGTGATCCTTTAGGGCGGCCTTTATTATTTTCGGCTTGTTTATTCATCTTGGTTTGACTCCCGTAGGTTGGTCAAGGTTAGTGCAGACTTACATCTGCGGGTTGTTACCTTATTTTAAGGGCTTCTTTTAAAACTCTCTTGATGTAGTTTTTCTGGTCAAGTTTGCTACCCTGTTCAACTTTTTCAACAGCGTCTGTGATTAGTTCAAAGTATTGCTCACTTGTAAGCGGTGTGTCCCGCTTTGTAAACCAATAGTCTTTTAAGGCTTTGATCCATGCTGCTGTAAAGAAAAAGCACAGGATAAAAGCTCCCCATTGATCAGCAATGTAGGATGAATAAAACCAAAAAGGTTGCCCAAGCAATCCAAAGATAGGGGCAAACTTACGATGGCTTTCTCTTTTATCTTGAATTAAAAATATTGCTATTATTTCAGTAACAGCAATAAAAATCTGTTCAATCACTTAAGCAAACCTTCTATATACGTCCATGCTGGCATGATACCAGTTTTCTGCTCTGCATACTCTGTAAGACTTGGGGAAGCCCTTCGGTTAAATTCACCAAATGGCCCAAAGTTAACCCATGAGTTTTGCCCTCTTGTTTCAGAGGCTGCGGCTGGCAATGCTTCAGGAGAATACATCCGAGCGTGTGCCTGAAAAGCGTTTTCTTCACCACCAGCGCGAAATCCTACCCCATGTTTTGCATGGCCAAAAACATCATGTACAGCGCGAAACACATCATTGGCCGTAACTTCTTTGCCATCCCACTTTTCGCCAATTCGCATCAGTAGCGGGTTTGCCTCACTTGCAGCAGCCGCCGATGGCCCACCAAAACCTTGCTCAGTTGGGAAAACAGACAACCTTTGGTTTTGCACAATGTCATTGATGGCGTTTCTTGGGTTGCCGTAAATATCGCCACTTTCAGGCATAAAACTAAACTGATAGCCTTTTTTGCGGAGCGCCTCGTATTGCTCCATTGTTTCTTCAATCATTGCGTCATACGCTTTTTTTACTTGTGGAGAATTTGGGTTGTTCTCCATTTTTGCGTAAGCATCAGCAATCTTTGCGGCCCTTTGCGGGTCAACTTCTGCATATTTTAGTTGTGGGCTATATACAAAACCCTTCTTTTCAACCAACTCTTTGGCAATATCTACCAAACGCTGATCTGTGCCAAATTCCTCCATAGTACCGCCAACATCAACTCTATTTGGCAAACCTTCTAATGCTTGCCCTCGGAATCTTGCTGGTGGCAATACATTACTTGTAGAGCCTTGAGCCAAAGCATCCAATAAACCAGCGGGTACGCCACCGCGCCCCATGACTTGCGGAACAACTCGTTCGGCCATGCGTTCACCAGCACGACCAGCGGCCATTGCAGCCCTGTTTGCGCCACTTGGAACAGGTAGCAGAGTCATTAAGGCGTTAGCTGTCTCTTGGCGCAGCGCAGGGATGTTTGCTTGCTGAAGGTTTGTCAGTGGCTCACCGTATGCCAAACGCTCTACGGTCTTTGGAACTCCAGTGCTTTCCAGCAAACCAGCCAAACCTTGCATTTGCTGTGTTCGCCTTGGATCTCGCATATACCCAAGCAACCCGCCAAGCAGGTCATTGATTCCACCCGCTACGGGGCTTCTGTATGGGGTTGCTCGGATTGCGTCCATGATTTACCTCTTGCCCCTGTTAGTTGCTGTGCGACCACCACGTTTTGGCATGGAACGACCAGATTCTGACATGGCGATTGCTACAGCCTGATCTCGGCTTTTGACCTTTTGACCAGAAGAAGAATTGAGTTTTCCCTCTTTGTACTCACCCATGACTTTGCCTATTTTCTTGGCAGCTTCAGTAAGTTTCATCATTTACCTTTCGGTTTGTAAAACTTCATAGCCATAGACTGCCAGCCTTTAGACTCGGCCATCTTTTTGGCTTGTTCAGCCAATTTCTTGGCCTTTTGAGGGTTCGGCATTTGCTGATTTGTGGTTCCCATCAATCTTCCCCTTGTGCAGATTCCCACATCTTGCAAGTCTTGCCTTCGCCACAGACAAACTCAAATTTCTTGCAGTAGATGGCCTCATCCCCGTACATTTCTTTTGTTTCGGGGCTGTCATCACCGTATTCGCAGTTAGAACACAGCTTGCGCTTGGCTTGATCTGGAGAAATTCTCCAGTAATTAGCCAGTTCACGCCAGTGTTCGCCATTGGGCTTGCTTGGGTCTTTTGGCCCGTACATCTGCGTTTCTTCCATGTATTTGATGGTCTTGGCGTTCTCAGCCTCGTCAAACATAGATTCTTCCGCTTCTTCAATCTCGATTGAGATTTCCAGTTCAGTGCCTAATAGACCGCCCATAACATTCTCCAGTTTGCTAGATTTTACAACACTAGCAGATTTTTGTGAAGTTGTCTCTAGGGGTAAGTCCCTATGGATAACTTTGTAGATAACTACACAATAGAGCCATCAACAACACAACGGGGCATGAAATGAACGACACACTTAAAGCACTTGCAGCAACAGCAACAGAAACCACAGAGCCATCTATTGTGTTTAACGGCAAAACTGTCCATGCAACACTTGTTCCAACATATCGCGGAAGCAAACGCAAGCCTGTGACCATGTGGAAAGTGGACGGGAAACGGGTAGCAGCCAAAGACCTGATGGCAAAACTGGCAGCTTAATCAACCGGGGCTTCGGCCCCATCAAGGAGTTTCCCATGAAAGAATCCATTAAAGACGTTTCTCTAGCAATTGTTATCGGCCTCACGCTGGCAGCATTTGCCCTGCATTACTTTGACGTTCTGTTTTACTGACAATCGGTCTAGCCCTCTTGAGGACAACTTGCTTTGCAACAAAGTCAGCCATGTCCTCAAGCTGTTTAACAGTGCTTTCCTCTAGCTGAACATCGTGTACGTCCATAGCCAAGTTTACAGCTTGCATCTCTGGGCCACGGAATAAGAACTTCTCAGTCTCTAGCCCCCTAACAGCCATCTCATAAAGCGCGTTCTGTGCTTCATTGATCTCTGGCAACCAATCTTTTCCCTTGCCGTGAATAGCGTAAGCCTCACACATATTGAGTGCTGCTATGAGAACGTCTATCTGGTCTCTGTTTCCCCGTCCCTGAACAACCTCTGTCAGTGCCGAATGATTCTTGGCCTTCAGGATCACCAAAGCGTCACCAACTTGAGACACTGGTTTTAGACCTGATAGCACCCAATTAACAGCATCCAAACGAATACCTTTAGGCTTATATTTTGATTTTTTTTTCATTTAACTCTATCTTTGTATCGGTTGTATCTCCAGGCTGTTGCTTCTTTGTCTATGCGTTGCCAGATCTGCTCTTTATCAAACTGATTCATCTCATTCCACAAAGCAACTTCCATGTAAGTTCTGCCGCAACCCTTACATTTTTCGTCATAAAGCGTAGTGCAAACAGCAATACATGGGCTGTCTGGTCTCATGGGATAAATCTCCAATCACCACAGCGAGCGCAACGATACGCTGGACGATCTTTGTTGCTTCCTTCTATCCATCTATGTTTACAGGTCATGTGTTCCCCCTTGCTCGGATTCCTTGAGCACAGTTTTCTGCAAAATTCAAAGGGTTGTTGCTGTATTCAACATACCAATCACACACCCTTGCACACGCCTCTCTTTCAGCAAGCACAGCCTTCTGCACCAGCACCTTGATGTTGGCATCAATAGCCTCAAGAACTAGCTTGGCTGCGTCATCAACAGGAATGTCAGGATTGGCCCATATGCCATCTTTAGACAAGCGCAAGACTTCTGTTGCTGGCGTTCCACTGTGAAATTGAATGGTGTTGTTCATTTGTCTTTCCTTGCTGGACAGCTACGTCCTTGGTCACAGTCTTCATTGCATGGTGGGCATTTAGCCTTCAACACTGCAACCTCCCGCCGTGACTCAGCCAGCGCATCGCTCAGGATTTCAACCTGCCTGTTGGTGGCATCGAGTTCGGCTTGCAGGTCAGGTGCTGCCCTCTCATCAGCACGAACAAGGGCAATAAGGCGCTCAAGTTCAGGCGAAACGTATATCACGCCCTCAAAGGACATCAATGGAAAGCCAACTGCTTTGCAAAGCTCTATCGTTGTTTTCATACACCCTCCGCATCTAAAAATTCTTTTTGTCTTTTCTCATCCATATCTGCAAAGGTTTCAAAATGGTTTTCACCACAGCAATGAAAGTAAACCTGTGCATCACCGCAATAGCAGCAGTACGCTTGTGAATCAACAAGCAACTCTTGGCGCAATTCTTCTCTTGTCATACGTTCCCCAATTCAAAGCAGTAATCAGAAAAACCAGCTTGGGCTTCCATCTCTAACTCGTTGATTTGCTCTTTAGACAAGATGCCAGTTACATCAGTGCAGTCAAAATAGACAGCCTGAAATGATGTTGTCCAATCAATCCCGTCCTCATCAAGGATTTCTTCAATGTTGAGGACAACAGTGACAATGCCACCGTTCAAAGTTGTGCTGTATTCAAATTCGGTCATAACATTCCTTGGTTAATGAGTCTTCATTGTGATGGTGAAAACTAGCTTTGTGAATCAGTAAAAACCCTAATAGGGTTTAGGAACATCATCAGGCCATAAGCCAAGCTCTTTAAGTTTTATGTAAGTCCTTACATGAGCAATGTGCCACTTCTCTTTGCGATCTTCTTTTGGCAAATCTTTGCCTTGGTCGATCATCATGTGGCATGAATAACAAAGACTTGCGATCAAATCATCACTTGCTTTTATGCCCATGCCCTTGCCGCCACCCCAGTTTTTGTGTGCAGCAACCACAGTCCCGTCATCTGCCCCACAGTGCTGGCAAGGTATCTTTCTGGCGTTCTCCAGAAGTTTCTTGTTTCGGACGTAGTTATGCTTTGGAAACATCATTTGATTCCCCAATACTTGTAGGCGACCACTTAACCTCACGCTCATCACCAAAGGCATGAGCCATTGTTATCAGGTCTGTCATCTCTTGCTTTGTCATCTTGCTGGTTGACGAACCCAAAACAACAAAGCCACCATCAATGCCTGGAATAGCTCTTTGCTTTTTTAGGCCAGCAGTTAACAAGTCTTTGTATTCTTCTTTTGTCAGCTTCTCGCCATGCCAATCCAATGATTTAGACAAATCAGTCAGCACAGACCACATCAAGGCGTTTTGCTCTTGGCTGCGCTTTTCCTGTTCAATCGTCAGCACCAGCTTGTTACCAGCCTGCAAGTAAGGCTTGGCCTTTTGCCAAACATCCTTCAGGACAGTGTGCGCTTGTTGTGCGTTATACAGAGTGACTTTCACTTTTTACCTTTGTAATTGCATAAGCCCAAAAAGCACCACCGGCAACTTTTGCTACAAATTGCATTGCAACAATTTGAGGAATCAAAACACCAAACGCCAATGTTGGAAACACAACACTGTCCACAGCAGCACCAGCAATGTTGCTTCCATTGGCTCGTTTAATCCATGATCCAGTAAGTTTTGCAAACACAGCCCAATCAACCACAGATGCAGCAGTAAATGACACAGCAGACGCAATTGCAATCATTCCAGCAGCAGGGTTTAACAAATATGTCAGCAAACCAGTGCCAACAATTAAACAGCCCATCTGCCATGCTTTTAACTTTTGGTGCAACAAGTCACGCAAAGCCAAGTCAAGACCAATAAACAAAAATGAGTTTATTGGCGACACCCAAGGGCCAAAATGTGAAATAGACAAGTTTGCGGCAGTCATTGCTAGTGCGTAAACACCGATTGCAATTTTCATATCAATGTTTCCTGAATTGGTTGCGTAATCCATTTTTGAGCAGCGTTGTGAGATTCAATCCTTTGTCTCATAACCATTGCTCTTGCTTCTTTTGTTGGTGGTGGGTAATTTCCGTTCTTCCAGTTGTTATCAATTCCTATGTTTCGACCAATGTTTGTGCTGTCAGCTGACGCAAACGGCAACTTTGTAAACACTTCAGGGTCAAGCATACGCAAGCCATGCAACTTACAAACTGGATACCCATCAGGGCAAACAGCGTTCATTGCTTCTGCCATTCGTCCCCACCATAAAGAATTTCCAATTTCTGCAAATTGACCAGATGAGCCAATGCAAACACGGTGGAAAGTCCGAGCCAGCCATGTTAATCGAGTGATTGATTCGTGCATATGCCAAACAGGTGCGCCAAAGAAGTTACCCAAAGGCCAAGCACGAACAAGAGCGTTGTTATCGTCTTCAGATCCATCAATCACATCAGGAATAACAGCAAAGTCGCAGTTTGGCATCTTCTTGCACATTAGCGCCCACTCATAAAACTCTGTCCAGTTTGTTCTTGGGTTGCCACTTTTCCATGCACTAAAAGCACCGTTATCAACAGCAAAGGATTGACAGACTTCAGCAGCAACACCTAATTGGTCTGGATGCTGAAAAGAAACAAAGCCATGACCAGCTTGCACAGCAGAGACAGCAGCAGTTGCTGGCGTGATAGGCATACCGTGATAGTGAATCATGCTTTGCCAATCATGCGTAAAGCGTCTTCAGGGCTTTCAATGCGGTGCAAGCCACCACCTATCCAATTTCCAAAAAAGTCTTGTTGTAGGCGCGTTAAAGCCTTTTTAGACCCATCCTTGACTTCCACCAAGTATGTTTGACCACCAAACCCGACAAGCAGGTCAACAGGTAGGCCAATGATCCAGACGTAAGCACCAGCCTCACGCAATGCTTTGACAATCTCTTGCTGGTTAGCATCAACCCTTGCTGCGTATCTCATTCAAGTTCACCACTTTGTAATTTCTTCATAAACTCACGAATCCTTTCAACAGAACCTGATCCATATCGGCGCTCTAGCCACTCAATGCGAACAGGCGTTAAGACCTTTTGCTTTGTTGACTCCCAAGTCCTAAAAAGAACTCTGGCTTCACCAAGTTCAATCATGTATCTGTCACTGTGATTAGATTGTGGTTTCTGGTTGTATGCCATAGGTACTTACCCCAAGTCACCTGTTAGCCTCAGTGCTTGGTCAATGATGTGTTGCGGATAAGAAACACCTTCACGCACCTTGTCCAAGATTTGCATTGCTTGATAGTGGGACATTTATTAAAACTTTCAAAAAAACAATAACGCTTGTGTTTGAACCTCAGCTCCAGCGTCATATCGCTTGCTTTCGCCTTTTGGATATGGCTCAACAGCGTAACGAATCTGGTTTTTTAATGTTTTGTTTTTTCCAGTTACAAAAATATAACGATGCTTTCTTGCTCTGTCTTGCAAATAAAAATCATCTCCAAACTTTTCCCGCATGAATTTAGATCTTGACCCATCGCAGCCACGGCTGATATCGGCAATGGTTTGACCGTGTAGATGCTCCATGCCTTTAATCTTCCAATCGGTACGCTTGGCGCTTAAACCCGTATAAATGAAGTTGCAAGCCTGATAGACGTAACCAACGTGTTCTTGTTCTGTATCGGCATAGCTCACCACAATAGATGGTTTAGGCAGCATTTGAAGACTTCTTCCGACCAACATAGATGCTGCATTTTTGGTCTTTGTGTCCAAACATAAGCGGTTTAATTCCAGCACATATTTGGCGTTTTCTGGGCCAGCTATACCGTCCCGCAATGGTGCGGCTGAAGGTGTTCCATAGGTGCAAACTCCCACCAGCCTTCCATCATCAAACAATCCAAAAGCATAGCTAATTGATGGCATACGCTTTGCATAGTGTTTTTTAAGAAGCCAAGGCTCTGCTTCATAGCTTTGAATTGGAAGAACTTTCATACCTTCCTCAAGACTTGATTGATCTGCTGGCGAATGTGGTCAGGCATAGGAGCAGCTTTCTGTCTGTCAGCCTCAATCTTGAGCAGCACAGGGTCAGGGCCAGAGTGTTGGGCAGGGACTGTTGTTCTGGCAATGTCAGCGGCTTGTTGGGCAAAGGATTGTTTTGGTGCTGACTGTCGGCGTACCCAATTTCGCCATGTTGGTGTCCAAGCTAATTTCACACCCTTTTGCCCTGGTTGTGCTGTCCAGTAATCCAAGAATTCAGCAAAAACCTTTTGTGGATTCAAATCAGGACGTTCTTGTTTACAAAAAGAAATCCATTCTTCATCCAAAAGAAAGTCCACTGGCAAGCGCGAACCGCGATTGCTTATCTGCCTCTTTTCTGTCTTTGTCTCTCTCTCTGTCTCTCCCTCTCTCTCTGTCTCTGGGATAGCATCTTGATAGCACTCTGCTAGCACTCCACTAGCAACAACAAAAAAACCTTTATCAATCAACGGCTTAACACCATCTTGATAGTCTTTTGGCGTGATGTGCAATCGAAACACAAGCTCATCCAGTGAGCCATCAAAAGTGCCGTCTTTTGACTCTGATGCTAGCAACCAGAGCAAAGGTGCAAGCGCCTTGCTAGCAAGTGGCAAGCACATAAACACACGGTCATTTAGTAAGTCACGATGGAGTTTTATCCACGGTGGGCAGCGGTCTTTGTAATGTTGAAAGACGCCCCAATTCTTTGGCTGTAAAAGCATAAGTTTTCCATTCGCTGTCCTTCACTGAAAGAAACTACGGCAGGCGGGAAGGCTCGCTTTTCGATACGCTCATGACTTCGTATCTATCCGTGTCTCAGATAACTATATCACTTCTTTGGTGGCTTGCCAAAGTATTGTTTCGTTCCGTCACCCTTATCTTTTTTAACGATTGTCCACAGGTGATCTCTAACCAATCGAGCCATCTTGCTGTGCGGTGATGTTGTTGGCAGGTAACGTGCTATCTCAGCCGCCGTAGCCCCTTCTGGTCGTGCCAGCAGTTGCTTTAAACGGGGTATTTGACCCGCTGGTTTTTTGGTGAACATTGTTAACATGGTTTAGCCTTTCTTTGGGGAACGTGAAAAAACTTGTTTCTTGGGGGTTGCATGGCCTACGTGCCAAAAGTTGCAATGAGGACACTTGTAAGCCTCCATAGGGCTATCCCTACGGCGACCAACAATGACCAAAGCCATGTCTCTGGTAGGCAGCTTGTCCTTGCCTTGGCATTGGCTTAGTGCGTCTGTCTTGTATGTCATGCTCTTGAATATGCAATCATTTGCACTGTTGAGTTGTAGTTGTTGGGCTTGCCTTTGTTGATTGAGTTGGCAATCTCTGCTTTGTTAAACAGACCCTTGGTTAGCGTAATGTCAAAAGCATTGCCACGGCTTTTAGGTGTTCCATCTTCCCACTGAGAGTCAGAAACAAATCGTCGTTCAGGCGTGCTTTGAAGTGACTTGCCTGTCAGGTTAAAGTAGAAGTTCAGCTTCTGCGTCATGCCAAGTCGAACAGTCTTAGCAATGGTGATGTAACCATCTTTAAGAAGTTCGTTCTTGACCAGTGCTGGCGAAATGTCAAACTTGCCAACCATCCTGTTTGCAATCCTTCGATGTGGAGAGTTGTCTTTTTTTACTTGCTCAAGGTAAAACTGTTTAGCGGCTAATTTGCTCAATGTAGATCCTCTTGTTAAAAAGTTGTTCCAAGCTGGCGACCAGGAGAGCCTTGGTAGCGGCCTCCACATCTTCAGGCTGTGTGTACTGCACAACCAGCGAGGTTGCATAGTCTAGCAACGGCTGGATGGACAGGACTTCATGTTGTTCATGTGTGTTCATGCCGGAAAGATTACATGAAAAAAAAGTTGCACGCATCAGTAAAAACCCTTAGAATTTTTACATCGCTTGGAGGCGATAATTCAATCTAGCAAGCCCAAGAAGGCAGTCTGCATGGTGCTAGCCATGTCCTCCAACATCGTAAGATGAGACTGTCCTCTTGGGCTTTTTTTTGGCTTGGAGGCCATATGCTGACTCAAGAAGTGCTGTTGGAAAATTTTAGGTATGACGAAACAACTGGAAACCTTTATTGGAAGGTTAAAAGATCCTACACAACAGATTTGTCAAAACCAATTTGTGCAAAAGATAGGTATGGATACATTGTTGTCTGCACAAAATTATCTGGAAAAGTAAAAAATTATGGAGTCCATAGATTGATATGGATGATGGTCTACGGCTTTACTCCAAAAAACATAGATCACATAGATGGCAATAGGACTAACAATAAAATTTTAAATCTTAGAGATGTGACTCATCAACAAAACATGATGAATAGAAAAAAAAGAGCTGACTCAAAAAGTGCTTACAAAGGAATATACAAAGTCAAAAACTCTTGGATTGCAGAAATTTGGTTTGAAAAAAAGCGCCACTATCTTGGATCATTTAAAAGCGAACATGACGCGGGACTTGCTTATCAAGAAGCGGCAAAAAAAATTTACGGAAATTTTGCAAGAACCTAGGGAAAGTACCTAGATACAAACATGGTTTTCGGTTTAACAATAGAGGCTCAACACAACCAAAGGAATGATATGAAAATCACTTTATCCCGTCAGGAAATCGAGAAGATCTTGCTTGACTATGCCAACAACTTGGTTGAGGGCTACGGCTTCAATGAAGTTGTCGGAGGCTCTTACCGCGACATTCCCTCAAGCGTTGACTTGGTTAAGGTCGAGCCAAAGGAGCAAGAATGAACACAGCGTACCTCACACGGGTACGCAGCCTGTACTGCGTAGCTGGTGTACCAACACACATTCAGCGCCACAACTGCCGCCAGTGGATCAAGTCAATTCGCTTCCTGGGTGACAAGTGGCTCTTGGCTAAACAAGTAGGGAGAACATCATGAAAGTCTACCAAGCAATAAATGCAATCCAGTTTGCTTTGTCAAAAATTGGAATTACCAAAGAAGGCCGAAATACGCAAGGAGCTGGGTACAGCTTTCGCGGAATTGATCAGGTCTACAACACACTCTCACCACTTCTTGCAGAGCATAAACTTTGCATCTTGCCGAGAGTAGTTAAGTCAATGCAAACTGAGCGCCAAAGCTCCGGCGGGAAAACATTGATTTACAGCTATGTGACAATGGAGTTTGATCTTGTTAGCTCAGAAGATGGTAGTAAGCATACCGTTTGCACTGTTGGCGAGGCGTTTGATTCTGGCGACAAGTCCATGAACAAGGCCATGTCAGCAGCGTATAAATATGCGGCTTTCCAAGCGTTTGCCATACCAACTGAAGGCGATAATGATGCTGACGCACATACGCATGAAGTAGCAGCAAAGAAAGTAGTTATCACCCCCTCGCAAGGTATTGCAGACAACATTCCCCCAGAGGAAATGCAGTACCTTCAAGAATTAGCGGTCGAGTTGATCGCTAACGTAGCTGAAGGCAATCCAAAACAAGCCCTTGAAAGGCTTGATGCGGAGAAACTAGAAAGCGAACAAAAAATTGCGTTGTGGTCGCTGTTAGACAGCAAAACACGCAGTTCAATCAAGAAAGCAAAGGAATAAAGATGGAATACGACAACACCGACAGAGGGATTCTTTCCAAAAATGAAGACAGGCAAAAAGACACACATCCCCATTACAAAGGAAGTCTGAACGTCAATGGCGTTGATCTTTGGATCTCAGCATGGCTTAAAACAAGCGAGAAGACGGGTAAAAAGTTTATGAGCCTGTCAGTGAAGCCTAAAGACGCAGCGCCCGTTAAAAAGGCTTCTAAGCCTTCTAGCGGGTTTGATGATATGGATGACGCGCCTTTCTAGGCATAGATATGGGCTGGATCATTGCATTGCTATGCTTTGCTGCATGGCTAACCCATGTGTTCACCTGCTTTGCTGATGGCTTATGGGGCTTTCTCTTAGCGGGTGCATTTTTCTTTCCACTCGGAATCCTCCACGGCTTTTGGCTGTGGTTTCAATAAGGAAACATCATGAAAAAACTTATCGTAGCTTTGACACTTGCAGCTTCAGCCACAGCGGTTTGGGCAACTTGCACAACACACACAATCATTCAGGGTAGCCGTATGGTGACCTGCACCACTTGCTGTTACGGTGCTGGCAACTGCACTACAACCTGTTTTTAACTTGGAGAAAATCATGAATGAAGCATATCCAGTAGAACAAAAACGAGCAATGCTTGGCGCTCAACGTCTTGACCACAATCCAACAGTGGAAGACAACATTGACGAAAAGATTCGTTATTACGAAGCTGAACTTGTTAGATTGAAGCAAAGCAAAGAAGAACTTGCTCCATTGTTAAAGATGCGAATCCGAGACATTCGGCAAGCAATGGAATATTGATTAACGGGGGAAAGCGGATGCTGTACCGGGATGCTGAATGGCGAGCCTTTTTTCCCGCGCCATATCTGACAGACGCAGCGAGTACCCCACCTCTTTAACTTGGAGAAAACATGACATTTGACCTTGAACCAAATGAAGCCGCTTTTATCGTTCGTGTAATTGGACAACTGCCAACAGAATCAGGCGCATATCCTTTGCACGTAAAACTTGTTCAACTGTTTAAAGAGCAAGAAGCTAACAATGAAGTTATGCCAGTTGGAGGCACTGACTGATGAGCTTTCATGCTGTAGAGAATGAACTAGAAATCTGGGGATATGGCACTGGAATCATCCCCAATGGCAAGATTATGGGTCAAGCCATTAAGACACTTGAAGAAACAACAGAGCTTCTTGATGCCATCAATAGAAACAACGATGACGAAATCGATGATGCTATTGGCGACATCGGTACAACACTAATAATGATTTGCGCCATTCGAGGGATACCATTTACAAAATGCCTTGAGAAAGCGAAAAATGTAGTTGTAAAACGCAAAGGTTATTTGCGTCCTGATGGCGTTTTTGTTAAGGAGTCGTGATGCTTTGCGATACTTGTAAAACAGTTGCCGCTTGTTTGAAGTCTGGATGCTCAACAACCATCCATGTATCTGCTTTTAATAAACAAGTATCAGGCGATCACTATAAAGACAAAGCTATCCAGCCAATCATATACATCCATGCAAACAACTTAGGTTTTTGCGAGGGAAACGTAGTGAAGTACATCACACGCTGGAAAGAGAAAAATGGAATTGCTGACCTTGAAAAAGCCAAGCACTACATTGAACTCTTGATAGAGATGGAAAATGCTCCAAAGTGACATTATTAGATGTGACCCAGAGTTCCCTGATAACTATTGCAAAAACTGCAAGAGATGGCTTCACCACCCTGAACAAGTGGTGGGGCCACGCACTCCAATAGTCAGTGTAGAGACAAGCGCATCAGAGGCTTGTGCCTACATACCAGTGTCACTCTTGAAGGAATAAGGCAATCTCGGCATCACGCCGCTTAACTAGTCCTGGGAGGACTTTCCCGCCTCCCTTAGTCCAAGCCCTGAAAGCCTCAGCAGCACCCTCCCAATCGCCTCTATTAGCCTTCATGCGGATAGTAGAGCGTTGGAGGTTGCCTAGTCCAAAATTGTAGGAAATAGAGACCAGAGCGTCAAAGCTGCCTTGACGCCCAACCACGCTGGGAACAAGTCGTAGAACACCACGTTCAAAAGTTGCGATGTCATCAGAGAATAGTTTGTTGATTTCCTCTTTAGACCAGACACGGTTATCCTCCGGCTTTAATGGCATTTCTTTGCGAATCATGGGTGTGTGCTTATCAGGCACACGCACCACAGGCAATCTGATCTGCTCTTGGTACAGCACATGACCGTATCCAATTGTCCAGATGTGAGCAGGGCAGAGATAGGGCTTATTCCTAAACCCTTCAAACCTGTGCATCAGGTCTTCACCCGCTTTTGACAGCTTCACTTCTTACTCCAGCCGCGAGAGCCAAACCAGAAACCAATGATGCCGCCAAGCATTGCCATCTCGTCAGAACTAAAGATGATGTCCGAGTAGCGGATTACATCGTCAATGCTATTGATTAATCCGGGATGCTGATACAGATACCAAGCCATAAAAGCGTTGATTGCCACAAGCTCCAGCACAAAGATGTATGTCACGGTGGGACGTACAGTGCCAACGTAGCTGGAGACCCATGAAGCGGCCTTCTCAAGCACCTTGGCATCGTGAGCAAGAGCCGCCTCGGTCATCTTGGCATCAGTCTCCATCGCCACTTGCTCAGTGCGAATCTCCTCAATCTTGGCTTGCGCTGCAAAGCCAGCAGCGGCCAGAGCCAGTTCACGTTCTGTTTGCACAGCAGCCAATGCTAGTTCATGTTTCTGATCTGCTTTGTTTTGGAAGTATTCCAGCAGCTTTGGAAGGCCGGAGATCAGAAGACCTCCGAGAGTTGAAAATAGTGAAAGCATTAGTTACCTCTCTTAGTTAACATTGCGCTGGCGATCTCCAGCATGAATTTTACTTGGTCGATGTCTTTTGGCTGCTCTGCCCAACCTACAGTAATCTGTCCAACAAACCTGTGGCTGTCAGGTGGAACACTTACCCGACAGGTGTACGCCACACCTTTTTCCAAGTACCACAGCCCTACCTCAGACTGTGCATAGCGGTAATCGCTGCAAGGTATCTCGTTGGTCATCAATCGCACAACATCCGCATTGTTAGCCGAGTTCTGACTGAATAGCCCAACGTCAATGTCTTCAATGGTCTTGTCTCTGCCGTCCTTGGTGTATGCCCTGTAAAGCACACGACTGTTAAACAATGGGTTGACCTTAAACACGGCAACAACAGTAGCGCCAGTTTTCTTGAGCAACATGGAACTAGCGTCATCTGCCCTTGATGTGTTTATCTCGGGTAGCTTCTTAGATTCCTTGTAGGCATCAAACATAAACTCTTGGTTCTGCCACAGGAAGTAGCCAGCAAAGGCCACCACGCCCATGATGAGGATGGCAAACAGCTTGAACGGCGAGTCCACATACCCGAGTACTTTGTCTAGGGTTGTGTTGGCGTTTAGCTTCTCATCGCTCATCTCAAGTGCAGCATGTACAAAATAATGCCGTAGACCAGCAATGCGGCCAAGACCAGTGAGGCAATGCCGATGGCAATGTATTCAACAAGTTGGGCAAGTTGTTCTTTGCGTCTTTCTGCTTCACGCTCTGCTTCTTCTTTTGTTTCTCTGCGCTTGCGAGCAGCGGCAGCTTGGAACTTCTGCCAATCTCCCCACATTCCCGGCCTACCAGCGTAAACCATGCGCTCACGCAGTTCTTCTTCTTGCTGGCGCAGTTGCTCCAAAGCCATAAACTCAGCGAGGTCAGAGCCGCCACCCTTCTTGGTTGCGTTCTCCTGAATCTTGGCCTTGTTGTCAAAATAGTCAAAGACTCGTGAGCCTAGCTGGTGCAATTCCTTGCCGTTTGCCAAAGCGCCTTTTATTACAGCAAAGGCCGCATTAGCAGCAGCAATTTCGGCAATCATCGCAACACCTCAATTAGAACTTTGACAGTCCAAACAACAATACCCACAAGAAAGACTGCCGCGACAAAAGCCTCGGCAAAGTCTTTCATTTAAGTATCCACACAGCAGAGAAGATTGTCCCACCCATAGACAGCAGCATTACACCAGCAGCCTTGATTAGGATGCTCTCTATGCGTTTGAGCCTGGCATTGATTTGCTCATAACGGATACTGCAAACTTCTTCATGGGTTGATAGTCGAGCGTCAGTAGAATCAATGTTCGCCATCACTCACCCCAAGGCGTACCAGTAGCAGTCACTGGATTCTTTTGAGCAGCAATGTTTTGAGCCAGAGCAGACTCAGTAGCGTCTTTGTCCACGCCAGATGCCCAACACCAATTCAAAACTTCTTGCATGGTGACTTGGTTGTATGGGATTGTAGGAGTGCCATCAGCCCATGAGCAGGTGGAGTAGATGGAGGCCGTGTAAACCCCGTCCACTGCTGTGGCAGTCCAGTGTGCTGTGGTGATGAAGTTGTCCGCTGTTTTGCGGTCGCATTGTGTGATTGTCCAAGTGGTAGTCATGATGAGTCCTTAGTTTGCTTCAAGTGCGTCAACACGGGCGGTCAGGGTTTGGATGAGGGCTTGCTGCTCTTGGATGGCTGCTGTCAAAGTGGCAACCAAAAAGCTGGTATCAATGCCTTGATGCTGAGGTTTTCCTTCTGCGTCTACAGCGTCTTTTTCACCCGTCACAGCTTGAGGGCAAACCTCTGCCAACTCGTGAGCAATGAAGCCTTCACCATCAGAGCCATCAGCATCCCACTTGTAGGTGCAGGGCTTGAGCAATGCGACCTTTGCCAATGCGCCTGTCATTGGGGCAATGGTGTTCTTCAGGCGGTAGTCTGAGGATGTGACGTAAGAGGTGGCCGTGGTTGTTACAGAGATGGAGCCAACTTGCGATGTGCTTCTCATAAAGACAATCGCTTCGCCATCAGAGGCTAAACGGTTAATGTACCCAACAGGTGCGCCGGAACGAGTAAATGTAAATGAACCACGAACGTCTAAAAAAACGCCAGTATTTGCCAATACGTCAGCCGTTTTCCCCACCAGCAAATTCCCACTCGCATCCAGCGTCATCGCCTGAGTAAAGGTGATAGCGTTACCTGCTGTGCCTGTGGGGGCTGTAAACCATTTGTGAGCACCTGCATCTTGCTGATAACGAGTGGCTTCTTCAGATGAAAGTTTGTAACGGAATGCGCCTGTGCCGTAGTAGTTATTGGCTCCCATGTACAAAACAGGTTCACTGTCCGTTTGAGCGCCAAAGTAAACCCCGTTGTTTATTTCAAGAGGTTTGATAACGCTTTCCCAAGCACTCGGAGTAACCCCCAAGCCGAGGTTGCCGGAGGCATCAATTCTTGCAGACTCAACACCGCCTTCACTGAAAGCAATGGTGTCAGCAGCAGGGAAAAAGATGCCTGTGTTGGTATCGCCAGAAGTGGTGATTGCCGGAGCGCCAGCAGAGCCAGCTTGAACAGTGGTTACGCCAGTTGCCAACAATGTAGTAAACGCACCAGCAGCAGCCGTAGTTGTCCCCACAGGCCCGTTAAATGAGTCACCAACAGCACCAGTTTGGAAGTCCTTGAGTTGGGCCATCAACTCACGAATAGCATCGTTAATGCCGCTTGGAGCGCATCCTTCAGCTATGTTGATACCGTCAATGTCGGTGTTGCTTGCTGGAGTTGATGAAAACTCTGAAATCTTTACTTTTGGCATGGTTTACTCCGTTAATCCAAATGTTGCGCCATAACCCATAGAGATGGCTTTGCGTTGCAGTTCTTTACTCAGTGGCTCAACAGTAACCATTGAGGCTTTTGTCATCAAGCGTGATGCAAGTTTAGGATCAAGCATTGAATCCACTAGCAACTCACGAATGGCGTCATCAGTGCCGTTGTAAAGCCAGTTCAATGGTGCGCTTACCTTTTGCATTGCTGGCGATACTTCACCAAACATTTGCTTTCCAATGATGCCGCCAATGATGTTTGCAGTGCTGATATTCTTGAACGTGTCAGAGCCTGGAACTTTTACAGCCCTTGCCAACACACCAGAATCTAAGTCTTGTGCAACCTTAGACAAAGCAGCCATTTGAGGCTTAGACAACTTAGTGTCCTTTTCAGCAGCACGAATTGCTCGAGTAAATGATGGCTGTGAAATCAAGAAATCGCCAACTCTTGAAGGGTCAGGAGTTGTGGACAAAACCTTGCCACGAAACTCTTGGGCTGCTTGCAGTCGCTCAATGCCACGGCTAGACGTTGCAAACTTCTTCAAATAATCCTGATACCCCGGTGCAGCTGCTTCAATGGTGTTATCAACAGCTTTAATGACTTGCTCAAGTTGACCTTTAGCCAAGCTGTATTGCGAACCGTCTTTATCAAGCAAACCTTGTGCAGCATCACGCAAGTCTTTGCGAACCTCATACAGACGTTGAGGTGTTGTGCCTTCAGCCAACTGTTCTTTAGCCCAATTCATTGTTTTCTTGACTGTGCCACGCGCACCAGCATCAGAAGCCAGAATGTCATCAATAGTCTTAGTGACGTTCAAAGTAACAGCAGATTGAAATGTCTCAGGTGCAACAGTTGATTGTGCAAACGCTTGTTCACGCAATGGCTGTGTAACCTCTGTGCGCTTTTGAACAGCACGATCCAATGCGTCTTTGTCCTTCGCCAATCGGTCAAGGATAGCCATACGAGCCTGATTAGCCTCACCAATCTGTGTGCCAAATCTGCCAGTTACGTCTAATGCGCGAATTGGTGTTTCAGCAGCAATCAAGCCCATGTCGCGGGTTGCTTGTGCTGTTGTTGGTTGATAACCAGAAACAGCGGGTCTAAATGTCGCAGCACTTTCAATCGCTTGGTTTGCATCAGTCGCAAGCGAGCGCAAGACGTTACCAGTGATAGCCTCACGACCAGCCTGTGTGAATGGTCGAACAGTTTCTCTAGCAGCCCTTGCAGCAGAAGGGCCAAGACCAGCAGCACCGCCACCAGCCATAGCACCACCAAGACTGCCAATCAATTGCATCATTGGGCCAGCGTCACCCTCACGGGCAGCACCAGAGGCCAAAGCACCACTAGTTGCCGCAGCAGCCTGGACACCAAGATTGTCAGCCAAGAACTTTTGAACAGCGGGGGCCATTCGGCTTGCAATGGCAGCAGGGCCAGCAACAGCAGAACCCGCGCTTGTAATGTCTTGAACAATTCGTTCTTGACCTGTGCGAGGCTCTGGAAGGCCCAACTGTGTCAACAAGCGTTGCAGTGTCTGTGCTTGGTTGGGCTGGCCTGTCATAGCCGCAATAGGCTCTGCTGCAAGCAATGGCAATGAAGCTATACCAGTGATGCCAGCCCGAGCCGTAAGACCCAATTGGCGCAGCAAGTCACCAGCATTACCAGTTCCCATTGTCGGGGCTTCTGGTGGACGCATCACAGCGTCTTGAATTTGTTTTGGCGTCATCCCTGCATAGGGTTGATTGCTTTGTCTTGGCTGTGCAATAGGTGCGCCTGAAATAACTTGCAAAGCAGCATCAGACATTGCCGCCATGTTGCCAGAAGCCAATGCCTCCAAATCTTTTTCTGAGAGTTTGGACAAATCCATTATTTTTTCTCCCGTCTACGAGCCAACTCAGCCCGAGCCTGTGCAGCAAGATCACCACCACCAGTAGAAGACAAAACTTCAGCAAGAGGGTTTAGCAACAAGTCACCAGTACCGCCAAGCTGTCTTGAAATGCTTGTGTATGGTGCTTTTTGTGCCTCAAGGTTTTGCGCCTTAGATTGAACAATCTGGCTTGCAACAGACAACAAACCATTACGCTCTGCTGGCAACAAGTCTTGCCCAGAAAACGCTTTTTGAGCGTAAGCCTTAATCGAGTCAGGAATTGAGCGATTGCCAAGGATGGTAGCTTTGTCACCCTCTTGCACAGCGCCAGAAGGGTCATAAATTTTACCGATTGCAAAGATCAATGCACCGTCAGCAGCTTTATTCCCAGCGTTGCCTTGTTGCACAGCCACTTGTGCTGCTTTGAATCTGTCAGCAACTTCCATTGCGCCAGTGTCTTTCACAACTCCACGCCAATCTTTGACAATCTCAGACTGTGCTTTGGCTACCGCAGTTGGATCACTCATGTTGACCGCAAACTTTGGTGCAACTGCCTCTTTTTGTTTTGTCAAGAATTGAGCAAAAGCAGGGTTTTGTTGAGCAGCCATGAACTCACGCAAAGACGTAGGCATGGCTTCAGGCTTTGGCGCACCAGAAGCAACTTGTCGAACTTGTCCCGTAAATGGGTCACGCTCAAACTGCTGTGCTCCTTCAGCCAGTGAGAATGTTTCAGGACGCAATGCTTTTTGTGAGGCAACCAAATCACCCAAGGTTTTACGACCTTCAGGGCTTGCCATCAACAAAGGTGCAAGAGACTGCAAATCAATGCCAGCCGCGCGACCAGCAACAGCAGGAGTCATGCCCTCACCAACTCGCTGGCCCATCATGTCCTCACCATAAATCTCTTGGGCAGGTTGAGCCGCAATAGCAGGTTGGAATGAACCAGCCACAGCACGATCAATCATTTGCTGACGCATACGTGCTTGTTGTTGCAATGCAAGGGCTTCTTCTTCCTGTTTACGCTTACGCAGCAAGTCCTGAACTTGCATACCCTGGAATTGCTCTTGCACTTGGCCTTGCATGGCGTTCTTGTATGCTTGGCTACCTTGTTGCAAGCCACGCACAATAGACAAACCAGTGGGGCCACCAGACAGCAAGGAACCCGCCAAACCGTAAAGGGCTTGGGCTTGAGCGTCATCACGGCTACGCTGAATAGCCTCTGGACTCATACCAAGCAGACTAAGCGTATCAGTGCCGCCAGTGCCGAAAATGTCAAGTAGTCCACGCATATTTAATCCCACCAGTTAGAGCCAAACGCCGGAACTCCCGGAGTAGGTAAAAAACTACCAGAAGACCCGCCACCGCCAAATCCAAAAGATTGCCCAATTGACGAGATGCCAGAAGCGCCGCCAAGATTCCTATAAAGACCGCCGCCAACAGCAGCAAGTCCAAGGATGTTTTGCAGGTTAGATGTGTCTTGGTATCCGCTTGTTGTTTGCTGTGAATTGCGAGTCAATGGGTTGCCGTAGACGCTTGACAAGAATGTGCCAAGATTCTGTTGTGGTGCGTTCTGCAAGAAGTTGAAGCGGTTAATGTCAGACTGCAACTGTTGACCAGTGTAGCCCTCACGCGCTTGACCAGCAGCTAACAAGTTTTGAATGTCTTGGTAATCAGCCTGTGCCATTGCGGGTGCGGCCATAGTTGCAGCAGCTTGGCGCTGACGTTCGTTAGCGTAGTTCTGGTAAGCCAGTTGACCAGCAGTGTTAGACAGTTGCTGTGCCAGTTGGTTAGAGGCTTGGCCTTGCAGGTTTTGCATAGCGCCAGAGCCGTAACGACCAGCCCGAGAAGCCGCGCTAGAAACATCACCAATGGCTTTTTGGAATTGACTTGTTGCAGCCTGTGCAGCCGGAGCAAAAGCACCCTGAAAGAATGGGTTGCCGCCAAGAAAGTCGCCGCTAATCTCACGCTGCAATTGTTGTTGAGCAGCACCAGTTAAGGGGTTACCCATCCTTGCACGTTGCTCTAGTGCTTGCAGACCCGTTTGAGTGGTCCCAGAAGGGCGAACAAAGGTGTCGCCAGCAAAGTATTGAGGGCCACCAGCTTGGTAAAGGCGTTGCGCCTCACCTAGTCCAAAGGACAAGAATGGCTGGATGGTTGGATCAATTTGAGTGGTTTGCGTAACCGCCATGATTAACTCCTAAAAGTTGTGGATTCCATAGCGGGTGATCCGATGGAACCATTATAAACATTTTTAGCCAATAACAACATAGGCGTATGTCTTGTTAGCTGTTGAATTTGCGAAATGCGTCAATGTTGCAGACCCCTTTGCTTGGGCGCTGACATACACAGAATAGTCACCAGCCGCACTTGTGCCGTTTGATGAGGCAAAGTTCACAGTGACAATCGCAGAGGGCGTTGCTGGCCTTGTTGGGCTTGTCTGCGTTGGAAGCTGCTCAATTGAAACCGCCGTACTGGTCGTACTCCACATGATTTCAACGTAATCATTAGCAGCCAACTCGACCCAGAAGTTCAAAGCAGCAATCAAATGCCCATCAACACTACCGTGTTTGTTTGGAATAGAAAAACGACTGTTTGAGTTGGCTATGTTTGTGCCATTCTTTCTAAACCAAATGTCAACGTCATGAATTTGGGAGTCAGTGTTTACAAACTGCAAACTAAATTGCACGTTATAAATGCCGTAGCTTTTAACCGTAATCCTTGAGTTGCTTGCAACAGAAATCCCGTGAGCAAAGTCAACTGTGTTGAAAGTTACAGGATAGGCAACAGTCGTAGATGCGGCAGTCTGGTCAGTGGAGTCCTGAAAAGCACCGTAAGGCGTTGAATCAGTAAACGCAGCCGCGCTGTAAGGGATAACAATAATCTTGCTGTCCCCACTAATCCTGCTGTCGTAAATGGTTGTGCTAGTTGCATCCCCTGTCGCAAGAGTGACAACACCAGTGTTATTGGTCTTGCCATTCATGATGCCGTTGACAATTTCAGCAACAGCCCGAGGGTCTCCACCAAACTGAGGAAGTGTGCGGAATTGGACTGTCATCGCGTACCCTGTCCAGAAAGCTCAAGGTCTAAAGACACGGCAGTTGTCCAGTTGCTTCCTGTTGGCACAACCTTAAACCGATGGAAGTTTCCATTAGATCTCAGTGATACCCTGTTTTCAGAGTCAGCGGCAACAGGCGTGCTAAACGACAATCCTTCGTTTAAAAGCGTCCTAGAAGCCACTGAAACGGTCGCAGAGCCGTTATCAACAAGAGGTCTAGCCAATGTCACCACAGAGCGACCACCAGCGTTTAAATCGCCTGTAATCAGTTGACCAGTAGCGGGTGAGCCGTTGTATGTCACAACGTAAGCCCCCTGAGTTCCACCAAGGAAATACTTGCCGCCCATGTAAAGGATAGAGTCCAGGCTTACAGGCAGAGCGTCAATGCTAGTAGAAATAGAGTCCAGATTTTCAAGCGTTGTTGCAGCCGTTGAAGCATCAGAAATGAAATCTGCGCCAGCATCTCCATAAGTCCATTTTTGTGTTTTGAAGTTGTAAATGATAAGTTGACGCTGTGCAAATGTTGTTTTGAAGTTCCAGATAATCAGCTTGCGAACAGGGTCAACAGCCGCGCTCATTGTGTCAAATGCGCTTTCATCAGCATTAGCAAAGAACCAGCGGTCTACCTTCTCAGACCCAATACCTTGAATCTGTTGCCCGTCACACAGATAAAAGCCATCGTCTGACAAGAAGAACGTCACCCCTTGCGTCTGAGCAATGGAGCCAGCAGCAATGCAGCCCTTACCCCGAGAGATGTTGTCAAACTGGAAAATGAAAGGAGTGCCGATGTAACTCATCCGGCTAATACCTCTTTCCATAAACACCAAGCCAAACTCACCACCACGAATCCCAACAATTTGCCCACCATCAGGAATGTCTTGAAAGTCTGCTTGTGTGACTTGGCTAGATCCCCATGCTGTTTCATCGTTGATACCAGACCAGCGAACCCGTGAAGGGTAAACAGTGGTTGATTCAGTCGTGAAAGCAGTGACAACAAAATCACGAACAACAGTCAAAAACTTACAAACTGGCGCACCAGCAGCGAGGTCAGCAAATGCCGTAGAAGTCCCCAATGTGTAGGCTTGCATTGGGTTGCTGTTGTTTGTCCCAATGATTACATTGCCAAACTGAGTGAACCTGAAACGATCAGCACTGGCGTTTGGAGTGTACCCACCAGACTTTGAAACATCAGTCAAAACACCCACACCAGACACATCAAAGATCTTTGTTGAGCCAGCAGCAAACAACTTTGTGGCATTAGCCGGAGTCTTACCAGCAACAAGCGTTGTCAGGTTTTCACTAGCAGCAGCAGAGAAGATTGCAGCAGTAGGCAATGGCCCGTAACCTATGGCTTGTGACACCACATTCTTGGCATCATTCAAAGCGCCGGAAATCCCAGGCTGGTCAGGCATCCATTCGCCAAATGTCAGTTTTGTAGTTGCCATGTGTTATTCCCGTTTGATGCCTGTGACCAAGTGTTACTTGATGCGGCTATATCTTCCCATGTATTGTCTGAAACCTCAATCTCAGACCATGTGTTTTGATTGTTTGATGTTACTGTCCAAGTGTTATCTGACTCAGCATCAATTGACCAGTTACGGCCATTCATTGCCGCAGCAGTTACTGTTGCCGCACTAGAAATTGAAGCAATGCCGACATAAATGGCACTTGCAGAAGCAAACACTTGAGTGTCACACTCAATTGATGCCGCACCATCAGCAAAAATGCCGCCAACCGCATTGACCGTTGCAGAACAACTGAAAGCAGCGTCAGCGTTACGAACTCGGATAGCAGAAGCAGAAACCGTAGCGGCTGTATTTACACTAGCATTGCCGTTTGCTACAACTCCACCAAGCGCAGAAACAGTTGCGTTAGCGGTAATTGCAGCATTTCCAAACTGAACCGTTGTGCCGTTTGCAGAAACAGTTGCGTTTGAAGAAACATTACCTGCGCCAAACTGGACGCGAATCGCTTGGACTGTTGCTGTTGCCTCACAAGAGACAGCGGCATTAGCAGTTCTAATCCTGATTGCGTCAGCAGATACACTGGCATTTGTAGTGACACTTGCAGAGCCATTTGCAACAAGGCTACCGTTAGCCGATACGTTAGCACTTGCGTTTACTGCTGCGATTCCCGTCTGAATCCTTGTGCCACTAGCCGTAACATTTGCATTAGCCGTTACAGCGCCAGCACCAAACTGGACACGAACAGCGTTAGCAGAAACTGTTGCATTAGCAGATACAGAAGCATTTGCAAATTGAACCCGAACAGCATTAGCAGAAACAGAAGCAGAGGCGCTAACACTTGCGCTTGCAAATGTAACCAACACTCCATTTGCGGCTACGCTTGCAGCAGCAGAAATATTTGCAGATGCGTTTTTAACAACAATGGCTTGTGCGCTTACAGAAGCAGTTGCACTGACTGAACCAGAACCAAGCCAAAGAGTTACTGAAGTGTTGTATAGATCGCTGTCGAGCGTCAGCGTTAGGTCATCAATGCTTGCCTTGAGAAGATCAAGATTATCAAGCGTCCAAGGCGGGAACAGTTCACCAGTACCACCAGCACTATCAAAAATGCCAGTGTCAAATATGCCAGTGTCAAATATTCCAGCCACAATCAGCCTTTATTCGGTTTCTTCCGGCTCTGGAGCAAACTCAAGCACCCACACTTGTCGCCACACACCTTCAGCGTCTTGCTGAGGCTCTTGCTCAACAGCCACCATGCCGCCTTCACGGGGCATCGGTGTTGGCATAACCAGAGGGATACCAGCGGCTGTGAGCAGTTCAACATTTGCATTGGCAGGAACACTGCCATCGGGATTGAGTAGAAATTGTTTTGGCATATCAACCTCAGAAAAAAGTCACGACTCGGACGTAGCCATCGCCGCCGTTGCCGCCAGCGCCGGAGTTAAAACCAGACAAGCAAGCGCCGCCAGCACCACCACCTCCACCGGGATAACCGCCATTGCCTCCATTGCCGCCGTTTGCTGTTATTGATGCCCCCCCTCCACCGCCACCATCACCACCAAGATAGTAATTATTAGAGTTTGCGCCATTGCCACCAGAGCCCCCGCTAGTGCCAGCACTGCCGCCACCACCAGTGTTTGATGTGAGGGTTTCAATAACACCGGAACCGCCCTTCCCGCCTGTTCCACCGCTGGTGGCTGCTGGAGTTATGGTTATGCCCCCACCACCACCACCACCTCCGGCGCTTTTACCTCCTCTACCTCCGAAACCACCAGAAATACCAGCGCTTCTAGAGCCTCCGTTTGCAATATAAAAATTTGAGTTACTTGTTGTACTTGCTTGATTAGAAAAAATAGCAGGGGCATTTGCAGAGGTAGATCCTGTTGATCCAGAACCTTGTGTTGCTGTTGAACCGCCAGTCCCTGCTGACCCACCACGGGCAACGCCCCAAGAGCCAAAACTGCTATTGCCCCCAATAACACCGTTGTTGCCGTTGCCCGATGTTGTTTGTGAAGCGCCACCAGTACCACCAGCGCCAATCGTTACGGTTTCCGTTGAACCAAGAGATACAGCCGGAATCCACAATTCTGCCCACCCGCCAGCACCACCACCCATACCGCCCTGGTTTGGGTTTAACGGAATTGCAAGCTGTTTGTGGCCCGAGCCAGCCCCACCGCCAGCGCCTTGCATCAGCACATAAACTATTTTTGCACCCGCTGGCTTAGTCCATGTGGATGTGCCAGTAGAGGTGAACTCTTGGATATCGGCATTAGCAGCTACACCAGTAATGGTGTGTGCCTCATTCCACTGAGCCTTACGGATTTCTCCGTTTCCGGCATCAGTGCCAGTTGCTTGTGTGGCATGAGTGACTTGGATAGCCATATTAAGCCAGTGTTACGCTCAATGAGCCAATAGCGATTCGGAACACATCGCCAGTTGCAATAGTCTTAGAAGCATCCAGGGGCGTGTGGTAAAGCAAGTTACCAGAAGTCAAAGCATCTTCAATGCCGATGTGGGTAACAGTACCCCAAGAGCCTGTGGCTTGTGGGAATTCAATCACAGCAGTGTTTGTTGTCACACCATTGGAAGGTGCGCCAAACGTGATTGCTTGGCGAGCGTATGCGTTACCAGAAACCTCAGTGCCAGTATCGGCATCAGTAGGGTCACTGGTGTACAGACCAAGATACACAACCGCAGGGGATGTGAAAGAAGTATTGCGGAGAGTCGCATTGATAAGTGCGTTCTCAAGATAGTTCGACATTTCAGCCATGATTCACCTCACAGAGTGGTTTTAATTACAAGCGGGACACCAGAATACTGACCTTGTTGATCAGATCGAGTTATTGACGAAAGCGCACGATCAAACATAGTTCCCCATGTATTGATCCGAGCATCGTTCATCAAATAAGGTTCAGCCTCAAGCAAAGCGCCATAAAGCAAAACATCAGGCGTGTTTGCCAAAAATACATTGCTTGTGTTTGAGTCGCTCAAGAACGTAGGCGCAGCAAAGTAAAGCATCTTTACCGTGTAGACAGCATCAGGAACAGGAGCAAGCTGGAAGTCATTAGCCAAAACTGTGTAGTCCAGCGGCTTGCCTGATTCCCATGACCTAGCATTGCGCGTAAATGCTGAAGGGCTTGAGTAGTTCAAAGGTTGCGGAGGATTGCCAACAATCACCAAGTCACGAACCTCAAGGAAGTCGCTTGGCAACTCTACGGTACTGTCTCCAGCAACAGTAGCAGTAGTAACAGATTTCAGCATTTGACGAATACGCAAGTCTCGGCGCAAACGCAGTTCAGACAGACGAATGAAGTCTGGAATCTGCGCTGTCAGATCAGAGCGAGCAAGATAACCAGCAATGGCTGTTTTTAGATCAGAGTAACTTGTATAGCTCATTTAAATTACTCCTGGTCGTGTTCGCCATGCTCTGTTATCTGGGTTATTGAGCCACATCGCAAATTTAGCGTTGTCAATAACGTGATAGCCACGCATGATGCCTTGCTTATTGAGGTCATCAATAGCAGTCAAAGGAATTGACGCTACCTTGTTGCCATAAATCTCATCAGACCACTTGGCCCGTTCGTCATAGCTGTTGAATTCTTGCTTGTTGCGCTCAATGATTGCACTTACATCTTGAGCAGTTTGGATGACCAAACCACCCTCACCATCAGCGTGAGCAACAGATTTGCGAAATGTAGGGTTTTCCATGATTGCAATTCTATCATTGGCATGGTAAATAAAAAAGCCCCCCAAGGTTTCCCGAGAGAGGCTTTTGGCTAACTTACGTTAGATCAAGGTGTCAGGTCAGCAATGATGCCGTGAGCAGCTTGGTTTTTCACTTCCAAGGTCAACTCGCACAGCAACTGAGTCTTCTCAGCGTCACCTGTCTTAGCCAATTCAATGGTCTCGAAAGGACGCAAGAAAGACACAGCAGCCATGTCGGGATCGACAATGAAAGCAGTTTCGTTGCCAGCGTTGTCGCTGTTCATGAAGCGGTTAGGCACGACCGAGATAGTGCCGAAATCGCTCATGTAGACATCAGCCGCGCCGATGATGGTGGTTGGCTGGTCAGAAGGAGCCATGTAACGCTGTGCAGCGATACCAGCAAAAGCCGACACCAGTTGCTTGTGAGCAGGGTTAACCATCAACACTTTAGGCGAGCCACCAGCGGTGTACACCTCGGCAATCACAGTCTTCAAGATTGTCTCAGTGAAAGTGCGGTTAGTACCGTCAACACGGGCAGTAGTACCAGCAGAGCCAGCAACACCGTTAGTGCCACCGTCATAGTTGGTGTTCAGCCAGGCTTGCAGACCACCCAAAGTGCGAGCAGTGCTGGAGTTACCAACAGCAGCCAATTGGTTAGACAGCAGAGTCAACTCAATGTTGCGCTTCAGTTCAGCCGAAACTTTAGCCATCTGGTAAGCCTTTTCAGACTTACGACCAGCTTTGTCAACAGCTTCCAAAGTGCCAGCAATGGCGATAGCCTTGGTAAAGATCTGTGTGCGGTTACCGACACGCGATGTTGGGCCAGCAGTGATGCTGGACTGATCTGCACCTTCAACAGCGCCGCCCAGAGCAGCAGCGGCCAAAGAGTCAGTCTGCCACTCATGGAAAGTAGCAGTTGCCTTGTTCTTGCCAATAGATGACATGAAAGGCGTGTCTGTGGGGCTGATGTTGTAAATAACGTCAGAGAGGTCTTCACGCTGGCCGATGGCCGTATAGGTCTGATAGGTAGGCATTTTAAAGCTCCAAAAATTTAAAAGAATCGTTCAAATGCAGCAGCAGCATCACGGACTTTGCCGGATTGACGCAACCTTTGCATCACTTGTTTGTCTTCTGATGACTTAGTGTCTGGCGTTGAAGTTCCGGGCTTGAGCATCTTTGGGGCTTGCTGGACTTTCTTCAAAGTCTCCGGCTTACCCTTTTGAAGTTGCTCAAACTTCATCGCTTTATACAAAGTCAGCACAGCACGATGGTCATACACTGAGGCGAGTTCTTGATCTGACCAGCCAACAGACTTTGCATATTCACGGATTTCTTTCCGGATTGCATCGCCTTTTGGCGTGTTCAGCTCTGGGATAACAGACGCAAGCTTTTCAGACTCAGCCTTGAGATGGTTTTGCAGGGACTGCTGTTGCTCCGCTTGTTGCTGTTGGGCAATGCGTTGCTGTTCAGCACGAACAACTGCTAACTGCTTCTCACGCTGGCTCTGTTCTGCTACCTTAACGGCGTAACCGATAGGGTCTGTTTCTTTCAGAACTTCCAAATCCTCACCCTTATTCTGCTGGCTCAAGAAGCTATCAAGTGCCTTTAGTTTCTGGGCGTAGGCCATACGCTCTTGTTTAACTTGCTCAAGATGTTCACGCTCGGCATCCATTGCTTTGCGCTGTTCAGCAAGAGCCTGAGATTTTTGGGTGTAATCCTTGCTGCGCTGATAGCCGTTGATAAGTTCGTCAAGTTCAACCTCGACTTCCTCACCGCCAACTTTTGCCTTGTATCGGGGTTTTACTTCCTCAACAGGCTCTGATTCTTCTGAATACTCAGCTTCCTCAGATTCAGCTTCGCCACTTGCTTCTTCTTCAATAGGCTCCTCTGGTTGGCCTTGTTCGGCTCCATCGTCACCCATCAAACCCAGAAACGCATTAGCGGCTTGGTTTACGCTTAGGCTTTCACTCCCTTGCGGGTTGGTGTTTTCCATGTGTTATCTCAGTTTTCGCCAGAAACCGTCTGGACTGCGGGTAAGTTTCCTTACAGAATACGCCACTTTTTTTCCTGAATCTTGGTCTCTGCGGCTATGCCTTGCAAGTGTCCAAGAAACAGATCAAGTGTCTTAATGTGGCTGTAAGCGGCTTCACGCTGCTCTGCCTCATCTCGATTTGTGTTGATT